GAAACTCATACGCATACCCGATGGCCTTGCCTGCAAAATAGGCATGGTCACTTAAAGACTGGTTGAGGTTTGCACGCATGTTGAACTTTGCCAAGTTCTTACCCAGAAGAGGCACAGCGAAGTGACTCCCTGAGTAAGAAGGAATGAAACACTTGGATAGAAACCCGCACTGCACCAAGTGAGTGCGTCGGAAAACTTTGGCTTCCATCAAAGCTTGCTTGGCAATGCTCTCATACGTGCGGCACGCATGCCGCCTCAAACCAACTATGCGGGCAAGCATATCGTCGCCGAGGACTAGAGCACTACACTCCTCGGCTTTGACTTCACGTAAAAAGGCGTAAAGTATACACATATTCCAGACACAATTGCGGTAAGTCGTGTCGGTGGCGCCAGTGGCTAACTGGTTATCAAGTCGGGCTGCAACCCCAAACTTGCGGTTGCCCACAAGAAAAGAATTGCAACGTGAATGCAGACGCACGAACCACTCAGGGCAGCCCATGCGTCTCATTAACATGATTTCCAAAGCCTGGACGTCACCGCACTGCAACTTGTCATTACTAGAAAAGTCACTTTCAACAAAGTGTCCGGAAGCAGCCTCCAAAAAAGGGATGTAATCAGGCGGAGTCTTCTTGTAGGCCATGCGAAACTGGTAAGGTCCCGACATGGCTCCACAACAAGAATCCAAACGATTCATCAATTCACAAAACAGGGGCCCAGACACAGCATTGTACAAGTCTGTGCCTTTGAATATGACCCTGGGAGCCCAATTGGGCTTGTGCTCAACCAACAAGGCCTCAGTCTTGACGAACACCTCCTTACGGGAGAAGTCCTTCAAATTGGATGTGCAAAACACATCTAGAGCTGAGACCATGCGGGCCTGCTTCTCGGCGCCAAACTTGGCATTCCAGGTTGTGAATCTCTCCTCAGTCCACTCAAACGGGGTGAGCCGTTCGGGGACAAGAATTTTAAAGAACTCCATAGACCGCGCCAAAATGAGAGGTGTGGCACGGGTGGAGTTAAAATAATTGCAACGCTTACGAAAAGCTGCCAAAAAGTTGTGATAGCCGTTGTCAGGGACAACGGGATGGAACCCTTCAAGAAGGGGCCCACCTGCAATGACCTCCATAGGATCTGCTTGCCACTTGCGGGGAACGCCAAAAGACGCTCCCTTAATGGGGTACAAAGCAGGGTCGGCCACTGCATGGTAGGCCCTGGCTAAGGGCAGGTTACAAACCTGCCCACGCGTGACACCAAAAGCGATGGTGGTGGTGGTGGGGTTGTTGGAGGGTTTAGGTGGGGGGAG